AAACCTGCTCGCATGTGGAAATCCAAAATCGACACACCACGCCTGCTTTTCGTACAGCAGAACGGGCAACCAACCAAAATTCGCCGTTACTTGGTCTTTGATCAAGTGACGGCCCCGAGCGCGTTAGGGGTTTATAATAATACAACGCGCACTGTGGAGAGGGCATTACTAGAACGCTATTTTATGGTGAAAGTTGGTGATCGCTTTATCCCTGTAGTCAAGCCAAAACCTCGCATTTTTCGGAGCAAAGAATTCCTCGATTTCGCACGTGTGCTGATTGATGTAACTAAACCCCATGCGACAGTGTTATCAGATGCCCAGACGGTGGCACTATACACTGGTCCCAAAAGGAAGTTGTACCAGAACGCATTAGTGTCGTTGTCGAGAGTGCCAATTAACAAGCGTGATGCTAGCATCCGCCAGTTCCCAAAATTCGAGAAGCAAGACTTAACCAAAGCACCACGGATTATTAATCCAAGGTCGCCGCGGTACAACCTAGAGGCCGCAAGGTATCTAAAGAGTTTGGAGAAGCCAATGTATGCAAGCATTAACGCAGCTTGGGGCAGTGTGAGTAATCACACAGTCATCAAAGGCTTGAATTGTTTCGATTCAGCAACGGAGTTACGAACCAAGTGGGAACGGTTCAAAAACCCCGTTGCCATACCCCTAGACGCAACGAAATGGGACGCGCATGTCTCACTAGAAGCGCTGAAGTACGAACACGGTGTCTACAATGGCATATTTGGGTGTGATTATCTGAGACAACTCCTATCATGGCAAGAGATTAACCGTGGTAAGGCATATTGTGAGGATGGGTTCGTTGAATTCATCATAGAAGGGACGAGAGCAAGTGGTGACATTAACACGTCAATGGGCAATTGTATTATTGCCTGTGCACTGCTCTGGGTCTACTGCCGATTAATAGGCATCATAGCCGAACTCGCAAACAATGGAGATGATTGCGTAATCATCTGTGAGTATAGTGACCTCGAGAAGTTTATGGGAGGTGTTGTGGGATTCTACAAGGACTGTGGGTTCTTGATTGAAGTTGAACCCCCTACGACCGATTTTGAGCGTATAGAGTTTTGTCAAACACGTCCGATGTTTGACGGCGAGCGTTGGCGCATGGTGCGCAACCCGCTTGCGTGTTTACGCAAAGACTTGATGTGCTTGATCCCCATGAACTCGAGTAAAACTTTGAAGAAGTGGTTGGGAGCAGTAGGAGAGTGTGGGTTGTCAGCGGCGTCCGGCGTCCCAGTGTTGCAATCTTGGTACTCTATGATCAAGCGTGCAGGTTCTACCTGTTCGCATAGATTTAAGAGGCATATTTTTGCACACACATTGTACAGCACCTCCTTTACTGATGGACTA